CCCTACCTTCGATGAATTGGTCCATATTTGGGAATCTCTCGGCGAAAGCACTCAAGTGGGCTTTTTGGGATTCGGACCCAAGAGTGAAGATGTCCTCCGCGTCGGAGCCCCTTCCATTAGTCGTGACCAAGCATACGCTGCCTGGAAGCGATATCGCACAGCTGCAAGATGAAATCGCCGAGTGGGCTAACTTCACAATTCCCGACCGCACGGCCTACTCGACTGTTGCCAAGCTACTAGAAGAAATTGGAGAGCTTATCGCGTCTGAACGCATGAGTGATCCTCAAGAACTGGCCGATGTCGCCATATTGGTGCTCGATCTGTTCTACCTTCAAGAGGTAGACATGGTAGATGCAGTGCGTTCCAAAATGATGGTGAACGTACGGAGGAATTGGAGAATCGCTGACAACGGGAGCGCCAAACATGTCTGAACCAATGGATTTTGCACCACCTGCCACCAAGAAACACACCGGCCCACTGAATGGAGCTGCAGACTACCTCAAGGCTCAGTACATCAACCGTTGGGGTATCGTGTGCACCGCCAAACAGCAATCAATTGCAGAACATTCCTACAACGTCTGGGTACTTGTATCCCATTGGGGGCCGGAAGTGCTCAATCTGCACGAGTTGCAATGTGCCCAGGAGTATGCCCTAACGCATGATCTGGCAGAGATCCGCACAGGCGACTGCCCAACACCATTCAAAGACCCAATGGTCAAACAGGCCTTAGGCGAGCTGGAGATGGAAATCTGCCCGCAGATCCCTGTGACTCCTAAGATCAAACAGTTGGTGAAGTACTGTGACACTGCGGAATCAGTGCTGTTCCTTAAACTGTACGGGTTGGGCAAACATGCTGACGACGTCCGCGAGTTGCTTGCCGTGCAGATGTGGGCTCGGCTAAAAGACAGCCTGTTTTCCACAAACCAACGTCAGAAGCTACATGACCTTTTTAATGAGACCTTCCATGACATTTGACCAGATGCAGCAGGCAACAGCGATGCATTCTAGGGGACATAGTGCGCTGTCAATCGCCAGATGCTTAACCGGTGTCAGCTACCGCGAAATTGAGCAGCACTTTGACTTTCCAAAGCATCCTGAGCATTTTGGATTCACCCAAGGTTTTGCCAAATGGTTGATGGAAGACTGCAAGTACACTTGGCGCCCTAACAATCAGAACGCTCCAGACGCTCCATGGTCACGCGTACCCGGACTGGCTGAATATGAACAAGGCTGATTTTCAGAGAGTGTTGCACGAGACCAGCGACACCCTCCAAGTGCTGACAGATTCCAAAGGTCGGGAATACGCCAACAGCTGTGACCAGCTAGCCAACTTTAAACGGTTGTCGGCCCAGCTGGGGCTCACTAAAGAGCAGGTAGTCATGGTCTATCTCTCCAAGCACTTGGATTCAATCCATAGCTACGTGCGGAATCCAGATCAGGATCTGTCGGAGCCGATTCAAGGGCGCATCCATGACGCCATCCTCTATCTCGTTCTCCTCAAAGCCTGCATCGATGAAGACTAAGAGCTACAACGTTTGCGACAGATTCCCACCTCTGCTAACCGCGGCAGAGGAGATTGAAATGGGGCGCCGCATTCAAACGATGCAGAAGCTTAAGCAAAAGCCCAAGCAAGAATTAACAAAATCGGAGCTCATCCAGATTAAGCGGGGACAACGGGCGTTGAACCGTATGATTTCGGGCAATCTTCGGATGGTCGCTGGGATCGCCCGTAAGTATACCGGCATCGTCAATCATCTGTCATTCGACGACATCATCCAGGAGGGAAATGTCGGGCTCTGCCGTGCTGCGGAGAAGTATGATCCCACTCGTGGCTACAAATTCAGCACTTATGCATACTGGTGGATACGGCAGTCAATCAATCGAGCCATCAGTGACAAAGAGCGCGTAGTGCGCATTCCGTGCAACGCTTTTGAATCGATTGGCAGAGCTTTATCTTGGCAGCAAGAATTTGAGCAAAAACACGGGCATCAGCCAACAGTCAATCAAGTAGCGGCTCACATCCGGATCTCACCAGAAGTTTTAGTGTCAGCACTACGTGCCTACTGGCGAGGCCCAAGCCTTGATGCTTCAGCAAAAGACAAAAACGGTCAGACAGGCGGGGCTGCACTAGTAGATCTTTTTTCTAATCCATCAGACGCGGATCCATTAGACGAAATCGAGCATGGTATGCAGCGAGAGAAGCTGTATAGCATAGTCGGCACTCTGCCTGACGTACAAAAAGAGCTGTTGGGAGAGTATTACGGACTGTTCGGGCAAGACCCTGTCAGTTTTACCGTCATGGGAAAAAAGCGCGGCGTTTCGCGTGAAGCGATCAGCCAGAAATGCCACCGTGCTATCAATGCACTGTCCATGAAAGCTCGCATGCTGCAGTAGTCAGAATGGTGCAGGTGATGCGCTTCTATTCAAGACAAACAAGTTGAGCATCCATTTCGGAAATCCGGCTAATCGCCTGGCACAGCAATCTGCGCTGGTGCCAATTTTGGCGTACCAATGCAACACATAACCCTTGGACTTCTTCGATGTCTTCGGTGTTATAAATGGAGCGTACCGACCGCTCCATTGCGAGCTCGTCATGGAGGGTTTGTTCTGCGACCATCCACTTCATGTCGTCCATCAATCATCTCCAAGATTTTGCGTTCCTCAGAATAGGGACGCCTAGCCCGAATATAGTCATGGACTGCAGGGGCTAACCACTCATGCGGCGGCCAACAGTTATTCCAATTCACAGGCTGCACACAGCCGACCACCACGGTGCTCCAGAAGGCAATTGTATAGCTCCATAGCCAGTATAGGCCCATTACAGCCTACTCATCATCGATCAGGATTACCCAGCCCGTTCCAGCACCCTCAACTTCCCAACGCTGCTTAAACGCTTGACGTGATACTTTGGCGTTTTTTCCGCCATATCGACCTACATGATTTCCACGTTCGATATCTGGCAAACCTCTTGGATCGTGCATGACCCAATCATCCTTGTCAAAACCAACGATAAGGCTCCAATGACCGCAGCCGTAACTGTCACACATTGGCGGTTCGCCTCTACTCATGTCACCATGATGGAGCCATCCAACCATGACTGGACGGCCAGCTGCTAGCTCAGCTTCAATCAAGCTCCCATCGCCGTCCTGCCTAAATTCTGCATATAAGCCCAAACTTCTCAGCGCATGAATCTGAGCATCAATACTTGTTGTATCGCCAAACCGTTCTCTGATCTTGTTGTATCCATCGTCAGTTTTCACTTTTCCATAGAAGGCTGCGGCCATCGCGGCGGAAGAGCTGAAACATTCTCTGTAACCCCTGCCGCTTTTATTGTCCAGCTGATGGAAATAGGGCACCAGAATCTGCTGTGCTATTCCGCTGGCCTTCCAAGCTTCAAACCAAGCAGCATCTTCTCTCAGCAGTTCTTCAGGCAAAGCATCTTCTAGCTCTGAGATTGCTGCTAGCTGGTGTGGAGTTCCGCGAAAGTGACTGAAAAAAGGGAGAAGACTAATCACCAAAAAAGAGAAACGGTTCATTTGCTCAACGCTGGTCTAGGGCATTCCGGGCGCTGAGACAAGCCTGCATGGTAACCACTTAGAAAGAAAAATCCAGCTGCACCAATGATCGCAGTGGCTAGCGTTCCCAAGACAAAAAACCCGCCAACTAAGACCCAAGTTGGGTCAGCCTTCATTTCTCGACTCTTGCTTCAGGGAACAGGTTCTTGCTCACATACTCACAGACTTGGTCGTCGATAGTATTGTCTGTGGTCTTGACGTAAGCCTGAAGCAAATCAAGGACCAGAACTTTGACCGCTTTGCTCTTAAGGAATGAGAACAGAATCGGACGGATTAAGAACAGCATAAGAGTTTGATCATTGATAAGAGTCTAATTCCGATCACTGTGACCCTCCAGTCTTGCAAGTGATCGTTCCAGCTCACCGATTCTGGCGAAAATCTCTCTGTCCCTAGCCATCAAGTCGTTATGAAGCACATTCATACGGGTAGCTAGATTATCGACAGCTGAAGTTAACCTTACGAGTGAATCACGCCCAGCCTGACTCTGGCTATTAGCGCGGGCAATCCCAAGACCAGCCACCCCAACGGATGCTCCTGCTATGGCCGCTAAGATTTCGATCACCGCTTAGCTCAACTCTTCTATTGACAATGGTAGACCCACAAGAGAATCAAGACCATAAAGAAGGAGTCCCAATCGCAGATCTTGTCAAATGTGCTGTTTTGATTTGGAGCGCAACACTGTTGACTGTTTCTTATCTGGGTTTCTTTCCACAGATGAAGATGGACAATACCTTCGTAGCCAGTCTGCTCACCGGGGCGATGGCCTCTTTTGGTATTGAGCGTAAATCCGCCAATCAGCAAAAAAAAGTGCCACCTAAAGTTGAAACACCTACTAACACGCCTACTCCGCAATGAAACGGTTTGCTCTCTTAGCGATTGCGCTGTTCCTAGCCCCAGCAGCTCAAGCAGATCTGACACACAAAATCCAATCAAGTATTCAATTGCAGGTGGGAGGCGCGATGACCACTGCAAATCGCATTGGGTCAACTTTTTCGGTCAGCGGTTCAGGCGTTGATACGACAGACGGCACCACGGCCAATACTATCAGCACAGGTGCTATTACATCAGGTGTCTATGCCCCAGGAACCATTGCTGCAACTCAAGACAACCCTGGTTCGGCCTTCAGCTTTAGTCAGTCCTACACCCAGGCCGATGCCGTCCCAACATCAGCAGCCGCAACCGGAGCAGTCCAAAACTTTGGCAGCTTGCAATCTACGGCTTCAGGCACTGCTTCCACACTGGCAGGCACAATCTCAAGTGCGGGAGCCATGACTGTGACAGCTGGTGGAGCGAACACTCTTGGTATTGGACAATTTGTTACTGAGTTGAGCATCGATTGATGCGGTTTCTGTTGCTGCTCCTGTTGTTTGCTCCAGCTGCAAACGCTGTGCCAGTTGTGCCCAATTTTTCAACTGGCTCAATGACGACACATTCAGAAACAACCAGTAACGTCACAGAAACAATTGTGAGCGAGTCCTACGAAACTGGCTGGCAATATTCTGTTAGTGGCACCAACATAAGTCCAGTAAACGGAGCCAGCCTCACACCAGGCACAACAACGGTTAACGGATGGTCAGCTCTCGACGTAAACAACAAGCCAAGTTGGAACATTGTCAACCCTGGTGGAGCGTTTCAGTTCGTAGAAACTTACTCCGGTCCAGGTCTGTCAAACGTGACAACAATCCAGCGCGTCACCGAAATCAATCAAATCACCGACACTATCTCTACCTTCTCGCAATAGTCCTAGCTGCTCCAGCCAACGCAGAAACGATTGGTGGTGTCTCCGCCACTGCCGCGCCAACTGCTACGAGTTCGGGAAGCGTAACCAACCAAGCGGTAATGATTGCGCCATCTCAGCATCTGACGAATTCGTATGGTAATGGCATTCAATGTCAAGGCCCAATTCTTACGGTCACTCCCTATGTCAATCGATCCAAATCTTGGCAGCTTCCGTTTGAGAGTTATTATGACGACCCTGTATATGATCTCAGTGATCGGGATGATAACGGGATACTCGATAATCCTGGATCCGTCCTATATGAGATGCCAACGAGAACGGGCCAACGCGATTCGCACAACTGGAGTGGCGGACTTTCGATGCAAGTAACAATCCCGCTTGATGGTGGCCTACAAGCACGATGCAAAGCGATGGCTGATGCCAACATCAGACTGCATGAACAGCTTCTGGCTACAAAACGTTTAGAGTTTGAGCTCGCGCGACTTCGCGCCTGCGCCGATCAAAAATTACGTGGCGTTGAATTTCATCCCAAAAGCCCCATATTTAGAATTTGCGCTGACATAGTCATCAAGCCCAAGCCCGGACAGGTATTGCAGCACAAACATGCTATCCCTTCTGCTTTGCCCGTTGAGTTTTCCGGCGCTCAAACACCGATACAGGTGGTGCCTTTTTCCCAAAAGCCTTAGAGATTTTGGTCAGCGCCTTTTTGACTGCAGGCTTGATCAGTTTCAACAAAAACGGAGTGGCAAGACCTGCCGCAACACCCACTGAGGCCGTAAGAGCAACAGTCGTTGCTGCCGGCAAAGACGGGACAGCATTTAGCATCTGTTCAGGCAGCTTGATCTCTTCGTACAAGACGACACATTTGCCGTCCTGTAACTCGTAGCCTGAAATTCTTTTGTTACCACCTTGAATAACCGTACCAATCCCCTTGGCCCTCAAGGGAGGGCACCTAGGATCCTCATCAATCTTCGCTTTCGGCTTGGGAAGATTCGGCGTAGCTGGCGCTGGCGCTTGTGGTGTCTCAGGCGTCGAAGTTTTTGGCAACGGAGCAACTGGGTCAAAAACTAGCTTCGTTGGCCTGTAGTCCATTGGGTTGAACTCAGGCAAATCAATGATTGGAGTACCAATGTTGACCGTAACCGGTGGTGCAGTTGGAATCGATAACGGCGCTAAGCCATTCCAGCTCCGAATCTCGCTGATCCCAATCGTGCGAATCTCGGGCATTAAAACGGCAACGCCGGACCAGTCTGAGTTGGCAATGCAGGCATCATTTCCTTGACCTGGCTTGGCATCGCATCTGTCACCGCTCCAGAGACTAGCTCACCGACAAGAGCTTTAGCCTCATCGATTGCTTTTTCCTTTATTTCTGGCAGTTTGCTGAAAGCATAGAAGCTTGTGCCGACCAACGCTCCAGACATCGCGAACGATAAGACAGCAAGCGTGTTAATGATCTTTTGCATGTGTATAAAAAAACCCCTAGCAGTGTGAGGCTACTAGGGGCAATCCTGAGTTTAACAGGATTCTAGCTTAGAAATTGTACTTAGCACCAAGCTTGCCGCCGTAGCTGTTGTTCAAGTCGCCAGTGATTCCAGCAAGCTCTGCATAGACAGAAACCTTGTCAGAAGCAGCAACTGAACCGCCGATTTTACCGGAGAATTCCATCTCCGAATCCATGCCGTCAACGGATACGAGGGCAGGCCCTCCCTGCGCGTAGATACTATAGGGACCTTCACTATGCTCAAAGCCCATATGCAGGTCAGTGACGTTGCCTGAATAGTCAGAACCGACCCAACCCGCATTAGCCTCTATGTTGACATAGGGGCCTGCAACAGCAGCAGACGCTCCAAATGCAAGAGCACCCGCAGCGCAAGAAAAAGATTTGATCATGAAACTAAGCAAAACCAACCTGAGTCTACTTGCCCTGACCCCTAGGCAGCTTCCTTCTATGGGACGGTTTAGAATGCGTCCCATTGCCCTGGCGGGTTTTTTTTGGCTGGCTCTTAACGAATTCAGTTTCAGACGATGAGTTTTTCACTATACGATTGTCCAAGTGCTTGTAGCACCAACCGTGACTGTAACGCCAGAATTGACTGTAATGGGGCCTGCACTCATGGCGTTTTTATTGGACGTCACTGTGTAATTGTTTGAAATTGTCTGCGAGTTTTCGTAGATGCAATCGTCAGCAACAGTACCCCCGCCGCCTGCAATTTCAGCTACAGAATTGTCGTCTTTTTTAGTAAAAACAACGCCTGTGTCTGTTCTGATGGCAAGTTCGCCAACAACTAAATCTGAGGCGCTTGGGTCTGAACCGCTTGCGCGTTTGTGCTTAATTGTGTTTGCCATCAGTCGCTCCGATCAATACGTTCCGCCATCGACAACGTAAGAACTAGCGGTCCCGTTGGCGATGAACGTGATCAGATCAGATAACGCAACCTGTTTCATAGTGCCTGCATCGTTCATCACCATGCGATCAGCAGTTGCAAGCGTCGTTGAAGTCGCAGCCGTTCCACCGTCAATAATGTTTAGCTCGGTGGTGGTAACTGTTGCTCCATCAAGAATGTTCAGCTCAGCAGCGGTAGATGTAACCCCGTCAAGGATATTTAGCTCAGCGGTTGTAACCGTTGCGCCATCAAGGATTGCAACCTCTGTGGAAGCAAGCGCGGCAAGAGCGGCTGACGCTCCAGATTGGCAACTTGAGAGGTTTGTTAGATCAGCTGCAAGCGTTTGAGCCCCGATACTGGTCCGAGCAGTTGCACCAGTCTCAAGAACGAAGTTGCTGCCATCGCCAACAATAAAACCGCCATTTGTTACGGCAAGGCCGGCAACATCAGCGAGCTGTTGGTCGTAAGCCTGAACATTTGTACCGATGGCCAACCCGAGAGCAGTTCGAGCGGCGGATGCAGAAGTTGCACCCGTACCACCATCACCAACCGCAAGCGTTCCTGTAATGCTTGAAGCATCCAGCTTTAGCGCAAGCTCGGCTGACTCAATAACGAGGCCGCCGTTTGATTTCAGGTCAGCAGATATTGTGCTTCCAGATTTCTGTAGGCCATCGCCTGTTGTGATTGCACCTGCGCCAGAGAATTGAGTGAAACTCAGAGCGGTTGTACCAACCGTGATTGTTCCGTCAGTGGTCAGGACAAAGCCCTGATCCGCTCCAACAGTGCCCTGTTCAACAAAGACAAACGCACCAGAAGTTACTTCGCTATCGGCGTCAAAATCACTGGAGCGTGCCCAAGTGCCGGACTTGCAGTCGTAAATGCCGTTTTGTGATCCAGTGGACTGGTTTTTAACCAGAACACGCTCATCAGCAGAAACAGCAATGCCGTCAATGGTTTGCGTACCAGACAGCGTAATGTTTGCCGTGGTGGCAACTTTGACCGAGTCTTTAACGTCGAGTCCCGTCTTGAGCGCATCCGTATATGCTTTGGTCGCTACATCCTGCGCGGAAACCGGGTCGGCAACATTGGTAAGCCTGTTCGAGTTAATGTCGATGTTGGCCGTTGGGGCCGCCATCTGATCCAGACGGTTAACCCGAACACCAGTGTCGAAATCACTGATTTTTGTATGGGCAATGCTTGGTATATCAGCAGCAACTAACGACCTAAATGTTGGGTTTGCATCAGACCCTGTTGTTGGCCCAGCCAAAACAAGGTTTGCACCTTTGGCGTCGGTCTTGGAGATGAACGCACCACTTCCGCCCAAAGTGATGATACTGGTGCTGACCCCCGAGCCATTGTCACCGAAGCCGTAATAGAGTTTTAGGTCTGACTCATTAAAAGCTAGTTCCGAACTAGCGAGCGAAGAAGGAGCCCCATCTGCGCCCGAGGCGGCCCTTTTCTTGATGCGTAGGGTGTTTGCCATGGCTTAGAAGTTTCCGCCCTCTACTAGGGACAGTTTAGTGGTGGTCGTGTCCGCCTTAAACTCCCCAGCTGATGAGTCGTAATAGACGATACTACTCTCTACCTTAGCGTCCCCATTGAAAACAAAACCAGCTGAAGCTGGGCCTTGCGGACCTGTGGTTGTGATCGAAACGGTGTTTGTCGTCGTGTCTTCGACAACTGTGGTCTTACCGTCTGTAGTGACGTTGACTGCTGTCATGGTTCCGTATAGCCCTCAGACACAAAAATAATACCCTCTAGGTAATACTCGCGCAATTCGCTTCCGTTTTCGAGGAGCACGTCGTAATACAGCTCATCTATGAACGTTGCCGTCTGAGCGTCCGTCAGGCTGATTGTGATCTTGCCGTTGGCTCGGTCTGTGTAAGCGACTGTGAAATCCGCGTATTTAGTAGCTCGCGCCTTGTCCCATGCTTGCGCGTAGGCCGTAAAGCCGGTGAGGTTTATAGCTGCGTCGCTGCTGTCCTTAAATTGCAGGATCACGCTCCAGTCAGCTCGCCGCTGAAGCACAAAATTATACGTCCCAGGGTTGACAGCCATAAAACATCTCCTGAGCCCAAACTACTTAAAAACAGTCTAGCTGGAACAGATCGCTCTAGCCCAATGCAGTTTTGATCTCAGCCGTTGTTGTTGCGGCATCAATGCTCGTCTGCATCGTGGCGTATTTGGTGCGGATGGTTGCTCTGGCCGCTTCAGCAGCGTCAGTATCCGAACCAGGGATCTGTTTGGAAATCAGCTCATCATGCGGAGCAAATTCAGCTGTCCGCTTGGTGCGACGTAAATCGTGGCCAACAGCTTTTGATTTGGTGAGATCTTCGACCACTGTTGCCCCGGTTTTTACCCAAGCATTGCGGAATGTGCGATCTGTTGGGATCACCTCATCTTCGACAATCTCGTAATCAGTGAGACCAAGCTGTGCAGGAAGGTCTTCAACAGGAACCTCGCCTGTGGGGATGACGACTGAAACAATGCCGTCGGAATTGGTGTAGATAATTTTGCTCATGGATCAATCTCCGAAAACAGCAACATGATTATATGGTCGGTCTTGGACATTTGCCGAATTTGTTGTTTGGATTCTCATAGCAGAAGTTGTTGGTGCAGCTACGTCAAAATTTGGGCAAATTGATTGATTTGCCGTATTGCTTAAACCGCTTGTTCCAGTGCAAATATAGTTTGCATCACTCATTGCCGCAGTAAAGGTAATTGTGTAGTCGCCCGTTCCGTTGTCAGTAAGTGAAGCAACGTTATAGCTGGCCCTAATCGCAACCGTTCCAGTGCCGTTGAAGTTGATCCAAGCCTTAGCGCGACCTGAAGCAATCTCTGCTGGGGTGCTGTTGCTATTGCCTGAGCTATCTGCCAGCGTGGTGATTCTTACTTTGCCGGAAGTGTCAACATCAAGGCCGCCAGATGCGGTGCTTGTGTTCTCAATGCGATTGCATTTCAGCGTACTCATGATGCACCTCCGGGCTTAGTAGGCCAGACAGGATTGGCTGGGTCAGATGTGTTCGCAGGTAGATCCCGCAAGGCTTGACGCCATAATTTCATGTCGTCAGTAAGTGTTGCGTCAGACAACGCTAGATAGTCAGTCTCGGCAAGTAACTGATTCCGTTTGGTGCGTAGGTTCGCCAGTGCTTGTTCAGCTGCAACCTCAACAGCAGCAGCATCAACAGCCGACTGATCAAGAGTTACCTGATTGCCGTCAGCATCAAACGCTCCAGTGCCATCATCGATAGTGACAACGTTTGAATAAGCCCGATAAATAGCAGAATGGTTCATGCCGCCACCTCCATCACAGTAATAGACGATAAAGCTCTAGAGTAAAGATCGTTATCTGTGTCCGTACCGGATCGATTAATGTAGGAAGTAAAACTGCTTTGAGCTTTAAGTTGCAACTTATAAGTGACTTGAGACGTAGTAGCGGGTGAATCTAAAAACTCAAATCCAAAAGAGTGTAATTGGATTGTTGGCACTGAGTAATTAGAAACAGTTGACCTAACCCTGCTTCCAGCAGTATCGCCAATTGCCACATTGGTGCTGTCTCTGACCAAATTGACATACCAACCGCTACCAGCACTTGTTCCTCCTATGACGGAAAACAAAGCCAAAACTTTGCTTGATGCACTGCTCGGCGTAATGTTTACGCTAAGACCTGTTATGTCTACAAAACTTGCTGACGACGACGTGCTGAACGCATCGGTCTTAACTGCCTGAAGAACCTGTAAAATGTTGCCAGCACGCTCCAACCGATCAACCGTGCCAGCACCCGGCAAACTTAGGTTTACGTCACCGCCTGTAACGGCTGCTGGAACATCCAGTTCAACCGATCCAGATGTGGCCCCGTTCAGCTTAATACTCATGCTGCACCTCCGGTTTTAGGATATTTAGCCTTCACGGCGTCACAAGCTGCGTAATACTCATCAAGTTTAGCTGAATCACCTTTGCTGGCCCAATAGAGGCCATCGGCAAGATCAGCGACTGATGGATACTCAGGTGCGCGTTTAGCCTTGTATTTCTGTTCCTGGCATAAAACCCAAGCAGCTTCAAGCTCTGCATCTGTTGGCTGGGCATCAGGCCCGCTCCACTCAGTGATGGTATGTGGTGGTACGGACTGGGTGAGCTTGTAGGCATTGGCATTTAAGCCAAGTTGATTGATAGCAGCGTTAATGTCCATGATCAAGCCTCCTTGTAGATTTCAACGGTGGTGTAAATAGAGTTATACCCAGAGACGCCAGCAGAATTTCCAAAGCTTTCGCTACCGCCACTATTGGTACATTGATGCTGTATTTCAAACGCTTTGGTTCCTGTAATAGAAATCCGTACTGATCCGAATGATTTGGTTGACCCTTGGTAAGAAACAGCTGAGAATTGAGAAGAACCTGTCCCAACTGTTGTGCCATCAGTAGCGTTTTGCAAAACCGAAATATGGCCGCCACAATTGTAAGCAGGAGCAAACCACCTAATTAGATAATTACCCGCGCCTAAAGTGAATTGATTGGAACTAATTGAGACAATACCGTCAGCATCAGTAATTTCAGTGTTTAGATCTCGTATCCGCCAAGCTCCACTACTAAACGTTCCTCCAGCCGCATTGTATGCCTTTTGATCGCAAATCACTGCATAGCTGACAAATGTTTTGGTGCCCAGCTCTGCTGCAGTAATGCTGTCATCGGGTAAGCCACCAGCCGAGACGCCAGTAATTGTTCCTGAACCGTTGATCGTGATTGCCATAACTAGGAGATGACGAGGCGTGTATTAGCGGGAATCGTCAACGACACCCCTGTGTTCACTGTAATTGGCCCCACAGCATGGAAGCCACGGCTTGCAGTCAGTGTAGTGTTGCTTGAAACGATGAGCTTGTTTTCATAAAATACCTCATCAAAAGACGCACCACCAAGGCTGCCCCAAGCGCCACCGGCATATCCTTCAAATCCTGCGGCGTCGCTGTTATACCGGATGTCTCCATTGGTAGGCGACCCAGGCCGCTGGGCTACCGTTCCAACCGGCAGCTGTAATGCCGTTGTGGTATTCAGAACCACGTCACCCGTAAAGGTCGCCCCAGCCAGCAGAGCTGAACCGAAATTTGTCAGGCTGTAATCACCAACCGTGATCCAAGCGTTATTGGCTGCATTCCGAATCTTGAGCAGCGTTGCATTCGTGTCAGCCCACCACTGGTACGCATAAGTCGTACTGGGTTCAGAAGCTGAGCTGTTGTTGCTGACAATTGCTGCCAGCGCATTATTCAAATCACTACGAACCGCACTGCCCGTGGCATTTGCAATTACATAGTCGTGCGTTGCCACAAACTCAGGTCAACTGTTTCGATTTTAGCCTAACTTGCCGAACCCCACCGCGCTGTAGTTGAAGTTTCGGTCAACACCACTATTGGACGAATTGAAAAACGCCACGCTGAACCCAGTTGCAGAAACACTCGACAGCGTGAAATAATCACCGCTTTGCATGTTTTGGGCCGTAATACCTACCGCTGGCAGCTTGGTGTTGCTGCCCAGGATGCTTGACGTTCCAACAAAAAACGGGTTGGTAAACGTCACTGCCTTGGTTCCTGTTCCGCTAGCGATGACAGCCTCGCTTTGCTCAGTGCGTCGATCAAGTTGAGCGACATACCCAAGCTCATCAACCAAGATGTTTTGAGACGTGTTGCTTGACTCAAGCTCGGCCTTGAATTGAAAACCACGGCCTTTAAAACTACCGTTAGCAAACTCGTTCCAGATCCCATAAGTTGGGGAACTTGACGGGTTGTCGTTGGTCTTTCGCACGTAAAGCTTGGCGTTAACTTGATCAACCTCGCTCCCGTCAAACTCATCCCATGAATCGATGTTTGCTGTTCGAGAATCGATCAGATCGGTGGGGTAAATGCCACGAGTGATGAAACGCCTAGTCAGCTCAAGAGCAAACACACCTCCTAGATCAAGCGTGTTTGCAAATTGATATTCAGCACTGGTCAACACGTTCCCGCTGCCGTCCGAATTAATAATCAGTGCGTCATAGGTTGCGTCATAAGCGCAATCAGTCTTGGTTCCTCCAAACGGTGGTGAATCCTGATCTTCTCTCCGCGCCTCTAGTACCAGTTTTCCTTGTGGGTCAGGCAGATCAATGATGACGCTTGTTGCTGCTGAACTTTGACGCCCGCCGTCATCCGCAAACTTAACCAGAACCTCGCCTTCAACCAGTGGGATCTTTGCGCTAGTCGAACTGCCAGCTACGGCCTTGATCAGATCGACAGAATTTGACCACGTTCCAGAGCCATCAGTCTTGCTCGAATGCTTGATATGAACGGTGCCGCCGTGTCTCACGTCAACATCAACAGTTTCAGTCCAACGCAACGTGCCTTCTTTGTCGCTGGTGGCCTCAAACGTTAGCTCTTGCACATTGGCTGGAACAGCAGTCTTTCCGACAGCCGTGAAGCTCAATGAGGCGAAATCGTTTGATTGCCGTCCCAATGAGCCAATAGCAAAAATCTGAATTGCATAAGTTGCGGCTCTTGCATCCAAGATCTCGTAATCAGTTGAAGTGACGACAGTGTCAACAAAGTTGTCGCTATCCGCTCGATAACGAACTTTGTATTGGGGCGCTCCCTTAACAGCTGACCAAGAAACAATAATCTTGACTTTTGCTTGGTCGTTGTTGACATAAAACTTTTCAACTGCTTGTAGGTTAAGCGGTGGCTCAGGGATTGGACTAAGCGTTGTAATTGATCGATCTGAAAGCGTTTCCCCGCGCTCAATATGTGCGTACTTGCTTGCGTTGTACTTCAGACCCGTAATTGCATATACGTTGCCTTCGCTTTCAGCAACTGACAACACCCGGTATTGCTGCGTTTCGACCGCATCGGTTTGAATAATCCAAACACTGTTGACGTTTGGTGTTGTCGTCCAATCGCCATTGACAGTAATCACAGCACCATCGCGTGAACTTATTGTCTTGGCCTCTAACGTTCCATCCGGCAGCATCACGCTCAACGTTGCATCACTGCTAGGTAAGTTTGTTTCATCATCAACCGTGACTGTATTGGTCCCAGATGCAGCAATCCTTCCGCCGTAGCGAACACCAGCTCTAACAGGATCTTGAACATCAATCACCGCCCCAGGGCGCACCAGAACGCCTGCATCAATAGACGCAGCAAAGCTGATCACCTCAGTTTCGTTTTGCTCAGAAAACAAGATCCACGAACCAAGCCGGTGAGCCTGGCCGCGTGACGTACAAGCAAACGCCTTTACCTGCGTTGCCACCCAGCCATATTTAGCAATGGCATCACGGTCTTCAACTAGCTCGTAATTCTGCTCTCTTGTCTCAAGATCTAAATAGCTAACGATTGCAACCGTGTGGCGTGTCTTTATGTCAGACCCTGCGTAGCTAAAGCCATCTTCTGTTACGTTGGCGCGGTTAAATAGATACGTTGAATCAGTTGGTCGATCCTGCGAAATCGTTAACGATCCAACTGACCAGAACGGCTGCGAGCGCATAACGCTGCATAGATCGTTCACTAATTTATAGGCTTCATATTGATTTTGGATCAGGACGTTACAAGAGAAACGCGCTTCTTGTCCGCCTTCCCCGTCATCAACCAGCTCGTTTGCGTGTGCACTAGCGGCAAGAAACGCAAACTTATCTAGCTGTGCTTCCGCAACGTGATCACCAAATCCATACCGCTTGTTGATCAAGAGGTCATACAAAATCCAAGCAGGGCAGGTTGTCCATTGCGCCGCTCCAAATGTCCCGGTCCAAACCCCGCTATAAGTCAGCCTGCCTGTTTCACCGTCAACAGTTGCATTATTTGGGATCTTGATTTTAATTCCACGGATTCGATAGGACCGAGGAGGAATGTTGGAAAACTGTTCAGCAGAAAAACGGACAGCAGATAACGCGCTGTTTGGATAGCGTAGTTTTTTGCGAATAATTTCTGAATACGAGGACCAGAAAGAAGAGCGCACGTTTTGGTCTGTGCTGTCTGCGGTTGTTCTGACAACGCGAATATCAACAGGAAAATCTCCGTCTAAATCAATTAAATAATCACGTTCGTATTTATCTGCTGTTCGTCCAGAAATGGTGCGGTCTCCGCCAATCGTTGTAAAGCCACCACCGTTGTATTGAACTTGAAGTTGATGGTTTACGCTGCTGCCAAGAATATCGCCTTGATCATTACTGCTTTCAAGTCGTGGAACTGAGATCGTAAAGCGTACAGAATCAACGTTTGTATTAGTAATTTGCCGAGTTACTGTATTTGTGTCTTCAAGATCAACATTAACGCTAACAATGTTTTCCGCATCGCCAAACCCTTTGGAGCTGATATGCGTCTGGGCATTGGTTCCATATCGATTAGTAATATCAACAGCTTCAAAATTGTAATCAGAACTTTGCAGATCAGTAACGTCTGCTTCGGACCGCAAGATTGGGGTGTTGCTTAAGAAAATGTCTTTAAGTTTGGCCAGGTTGTAATTTGTTGTATCGCGAGTATATGCACGAGCAGACGGGAACCCTTCGATTTCGCCTTCTGAAATTAAATCCAATAACGTTGCAAACTGACTAGAAGCTAAATTGTCTGGCGTTCGTGTTGGCCGCCTAGCTGGTGGCGCAACAACTTGTCGAGTGACATAGGTGTTGTTAACTGTTTGTCTACTACCACCACCGCCGCCGCCGCCGCCAGCACCAATGATCTGCTTGGATTGCTTGTCAGTCATGACTAAATAGTATCGGTGTCAAGGCCAGCGGAAAGGACAATAGAGCCAACAACGGTTTCGCCATAAACAAGCGGGACTGGAGTTCCTACATTGCTGGTGTTTTGAATGCCACTGAAGCTGTAAGACTCTTGTGGGTCTAACTCTGATCTCTCTGTTGTGGTTTGACGCCTATTGCCGCCGCCCATTGAAACAGGGCCAAATTCTCCAATCTGAGGCGTTGGCGATAAAAGCTGCGATACCCCGCCAAGTATTAGGCTTGCACCGACTGCGCCAATTGAAACAGCAGTACTTAGTCCAAATCCCAGACCAACACCAGCAATCAGTCCTGCGCCAGCGGTTACAACTGCAAACGCAATTATCGCGACACCAGCAATAATTTTGCCGATACCACCACCACCCGCGCCACCAATGACAGGCACAAACTTGATCGTTTGACTGGCTGGGCTGTGCAGCTCTTCTAAATTTGATTCATAACCATCAACAATCACTTTGTAATGCTGATCAGCCATATGCTGCTCAAGCCCTGGAAACTGATAAATCAACATCCTTAAAGCTTCGGCAGCATTGCTTACCTCAGCCATAAAGCTTCGCTGGCCAATAAATTTGGCAAGTGAACCGTAGAGCCTAACTTCTCGTTCCATGCCTTAACACCCGTCCTGTGCATTTTAGTAGCCATTCGCCCAATAAGTCACGGCTTGACAGGCGTCCCCTCAAGTGATGCAACACGGTTTGATCGCCAATGTAAACAGCAACATGATTGAGCTTGTTTGAATCAATAGCCATCAGCATTGAGTCACCAGCCTGCATCTCAGCAATGTCCACCTCGTAGAAGCCTGCATTCTTCCAGCAGTCATCAAACATTGGATTTTCGTTGAACTCGTCTGGTGTTGTGGGACGGTCCCAATCAGGTAACGCCAAGCCCTGTTCTGCATACCAATCGCGAACCAGCGTCCAGCAGTCGCTAACGCCCCAAACCCAAGACCTACCAATCAACGGCGCAACATAGCCATCAGGCTGGCATTCGCCCCAGGTCTCAAGCTTTGGGTTGACAATATACCAAGGCAAACCAGATTTTTCGCACGCAACACGATCCGCTTCGCTTGGTACTGGAGGTGTCACAGGATGGCTGTGGATTACTGCTGCAATCTCGCCTTTGTCTTCTGCGTTTGCGTAGTCAGCAGGATCAAGGATGAAAAACTCGTTTGTCTCTGCAAGGTTTTTACAAGGCCAATACTTCTCACGACCTTTGATGATGACCAGCAAGCCACACGCTTCACATGGATCTTCAGCCTTTGCGTGCTCCAGTGCCTTAGCTCTTGCGGTTGCCTTCATACAACAAACGTTCCTAAACCAGGGTAACCGCCAAAAGGTAACTCATTGTCAGCACCAAAACGAATCTCACAGCTACTTAGCTTTTTGCCGCATACGTCTTCCGAAGATTGATCGACCGGATTATTGTTTTCATCAAATTTTGCCGACCCGGAATACGTGCATTCTGAGCCTCTATAAATCCATGGGCAAAGGTTTTGACTGCAATGCCTTTTTGGAGCCCGAACACCGGCTAAATCAAATACAGCTGCAAGCTCAAACTGAACAACATCTCTAGTCTCAGAAACCTTTCGCGCAACGTAGTAAATCTCTTGAGGGAACTCTTGGCTAGGGTCTGGCGTTCCAAACGGATTGCTTCCTCCTTCAAAGTTTGCAGCGTCGATATACCGTGCCAACGTGCGGATGCGTGTAAATTTTGCACCCGTCAAATCGTTGCCTGGTGTTGTCGTGTTCACCTCAAGCAAAATTGCCGTAATACTTCCGAGCAGGTTTGCCACCGTCAAAGTAGGTCGGGGCAAGCTGCTACTTTCTGCGCTGTACTCAAACCCGTCAGCCTCTATTGGCAGAATTGAATACTCGTTGCTATTCCAAATTACTTTTTGAGCGCCCGTTCCGACATCATTGATACCGGCGTGAAACCTATAAGTAAAATCTGTGCCATGTAATGCCGCAGTCGTCTCAAGCTCAAACAGCTCGATAACGCTGCCGGGATTAATCTTCTGAAGCTCAGATACTGGAATAGCCATCAGGGCTCAAAGACCTCACGGAACGTAGCGTTGATCGTGGCGCGGTTAGCGTAGGGAATGCTTTTAACCCACGATTCACAGACCCATTTATAAGCTGTTGAAGAGCCTGGAGGCGTCCAATCAAACGACGCGTTGTCTAATGCGCGTGCATCTAGGAATGTCTCAATCTCGTCTGATTGTGTCTCAGTAATGTTTGAGAAGGCCAAGGTCCAAATCTTTGCGTTTTGGTGTAGCCCATAGGTCAGACGCTGTTCGTAGCCATCACCAAATTGGACTTTGCGAACCTTAGGTTCACTAGCTTTTTGCGCTCCGTAGTCAGGACTGATGCTGGGGAAAGTAGCCATTAACCGAGCAAGCCTCCGGGTCGTTGTTGTTTGATCAGCTCTTGCTGAACAGCAATGCCAATTGCCTTGCCAAGCTGTTTGGACTGCTCAGCATCGCCTTCAACATTAGAGCCAGAAGCATCGACGTTCACCGTTACGTTAGAGCCACCCAAGCTGTTGTTCGGCGCGATGCTGCCACTGCGGCCTGGAGTGAAAAGCTCGGGCCCGCGTTCGCCGACCAGATAAGAGCCGCTACTCATTACGCTGCCGCCATTGGCTTTAGGGAAAAGCTTGCCAATGAAGCCGCCAATGCCAGTGCCACTGTCATTGCCCAAACCGCTAAAGAAGCTGTTCAAGCCGAATTTCAACATAGTGTTAGCAAGGCTTCTAAGAGTGTTTGAGGCAACCTCTGCTAGCGACTTGGTGCCCTCTACGGCAGCGGTCAAACTATCAACAACGCCTGTTGTGATTGTGTCGCCAATTGACTCATAAACTTTGTCTAGCTTTTCTGCAGCTTTTGCCGCTGCCGCTGTGGCATCAGCCTGCGCCTTAGCCAATTCCTCTTGATCCTTAAGGGCTTTTGCATCTTGTGCCGCAAGATGCTCTTTAATTTCCAACGTCGTGAACAGACCTCTTTCTGCCTGAATTTGCTGATCAGCTAAGTCGTCTCCAATCAAGCTGCGGCTTGCGTCTATGTCTCTAATTCTTTGCTGCAATGCAACCATTCTTGTTTCTTGATCAGTACGCGTTTGAGCCAGATCCACCTTGTCTCTTATCGCCTGCAACTCAACAAGAGCGTTTTTGCGAGCCATGACAGCAGGGTCTTCTTTGGGATTTTTGCTGGTCGGGGGCTTTATGCTGGTCGGGGGCTTAATTGTTAGTTTTTCTTTCTTCTTAGGCTTAATTGCCGCTCCCGCTGGGCCAAAAAATCCATCCTCAAGCGAAGCAACATCTACGCCAAACGTACTTAGAACAACCTCAATCTCATAGCGGCCCTTCATTCTATTAAGGGATTCAGTTAATAAATCAATTTTTTTCTGCAGAAAAGCGGCGCTTGGCCCTGCTTTGTCTAGCTGCCCCTTCAGTGTTTCAATCTTTTCGGCAGTTTCCTGCATCTTTGTTTTTAATTCTTCCCCGGTGCCAGAGGTGTCCTTAAGGCTTGCCTCTAGCCTGTCGATCTTTGTTTTGGCGTCGATTGCGCCCTTGGCTACGAATGCAAGCCCAGCGACTAACGCCACCCAAGGAGCTGCTGCCATTGCGGCGTTAAGTGCTATCACCCCTCCGGCCAAGAATTTGGCCCCGCCTCCAGCAGCTACTGCCGCAGGCGCCAAAGCTGCGATTCCGGTTGCAAGCGGACCAACAAGAGGAGCAAGCACCGTCACTGACGCCGTTATACCGAGTAAGGCCGCGCCTATCGTTTTAATCGGCCCCGGCAAATCGCCAACAACCCTAAGGATTGCCGTAAGCCCCTTAACCATTGGCACCACGACCGGAAGTAATTCTGTGCCAACCGCATTGCTTAGCTCGCTCGTGGCATTGCTAAATTTTTTGAATTGCTGAGCGGGCGATTCATCCAACAGCTGCTGAATTTTGTCTTTATTTAAATCAAAGCCTTTTGCTAGAGCATTTATAAGAATATCTGACGTAATTTTGCCGTCACTGCCAAGCTTCTTAAGCTCTCCAACAGTAACGCCCATTTCATCTGAAACTAGCCTCAAGATGCCGGGCACTTGCTCAGCGATTGACCTGAACTCATCCCCTTGTAATCTTCCGCTTCCTAATGCTTGGCTCAGCTGCAAGAATGCACCAGAAGCAGCCGCTGCTGATGTGCCGCTAGCCAATGCTGTTGCGTTAAAACCTTTATAAACCGTTTGGATCTCTTCTAGCGAAGTTCCGAGTGGTCTTAATCTTGCGAAAACGTCTGCAAAATTACTAGCCGACTCAGCCTGAGATTGATTGAATGTCTTAGCGTTTTGCGCAACAAGCTGCTGGATCTTACCGTACTCTCCATACTCAGCAGACAGTGCTTTAAGCCTGACTTGTGTTTCAGCGAAGCTTGCCGCTTGCCCAATCACCCTTTTAGTGAGAGCCGCAGTACCAAGACTTAAAATTGCGCCCTTCAGTCCGCCAAGTTTGGCTCGAAATTTTTCTGCTGCTTTTTGGGCCTTAGCAAAGGCCGCTTTCATTTTGCCGCCTACTTGCACCGCACGCTTTGCAAGACCATTTAGCTCGGTCTGTGCTCGCTTGACGGTTTGTGACAGCTTTTTGGTTGCATTATCAACCTGCCTGAGCGGGTTGAGCGCCTTTACGGCACTAACAATTAACTCAATGTTGGTTGCTGCCACGACCGCCCTTGCACTGCTCCAATCTTACCGCCGACTTGATTTGGCGTGATCCATTACCTCCTTTTCCTTTTCGCCCTTCAATTCGTGGTAAGCAGCAAAGTAAACAAACTCCGCATCGGTCAATTCCGTGCGAAGTCTGCTCACTGTCATCCCTAGCTCGCAGGCCAGATGAAACTCAAAAAAGAGCCAACTATCCTGCGCTAGTCGTTTTTTGCTTCTTTGAGATCCTCGTCGCCCCCAAGACCAAATAAGAACAGCTCAAGTTCATTTAACACTGACTCGGGCAGCTGACGTTGCAACTTTGGAGCATCAGCAGAGGCAAACGCTTTGGTTCCATCCTCAAGCTCTGCCTTTTGGCAAAGCATGTAGGTGCTGATGTCTAGGGCTTCATCGCTTTGCGCCATTGACTGGGCGATCTTGCGATCCGCTCTTGTGATTGGAGTGAAATACAAGTCAACGACAGAATCACCTGCCGCATTTTTCAAAACAAACTTACGGCGTTGGTTGAGGTCAAATGCCCCAACCAATAAATCAACCGTGCGAGTCTTTGACGCTGACATTCAGTGAACAAACATGTATGCCTAAAGCATAATGCAAGCTACTCAATTATTGAAGGTTGCCGGTAATTGTGCCGCTAGTTACAAAGCTGCAACTGACAACAACAAGATCTCCAACGGTAGAACTGATTTCCATATCCGTAATGATGCCAGCGAAACTGACGGAATCAGTGCCAGCAGCGGTGCCAGTGGTAAACAGTTCGAAAGTGGCGTCAGCGGGATCAGCAGGCGTCAGCACGTCTTCTAGGAATCCGGCTTGGCCTGTTGCATCTGGATCATAAACCAGCTCAACGGTGCCAGAGCCTGAAATCATGCTGCCAACAAAGCTGCGGAAAGTGTCACCGTGCTTTGAAGTATCCAGCGTTTCTTTGGTTGTGGTCAGGCTCCAGCTGCGAGTGCCAACAACAGTAGCTTTAGAGCCGCCTGCTGGTTCAAACTGCACGGCGCCTTGTTCGCCTCGGATTGTTGCCATGGTCAGAGTTCCTCGATGAATTCAAAGGTCACACGGACCTGAGTTTGGAAGTAGCCCTCAGGGACTGGTGAAGCCAGAACCGATGGGCCGTTGGCTGCGTCGAAGAAAACCCCCGACACGATGACTCTATTGTAGAGGTCACGGATGCGATTTCCAATGACATAGTTGGCTCCAGGGCCAACCCCTCGCGGCGTAAATATGCTGACAAGCAGCAAACCCACGACACGGTTTTGAGAATGGGCCGTGAGGCCCTGACTTAGGTACTCATTAGCACCAAAGCTGACAAGGCATTGCACCCAAGAAGAGTTTGGGGTTGGTTCATATGCCATGTTGTGAAACACGACGGGAAGAAACGGAGCTTTAGAAAGCTCTGTGGTCAGCCTGCCTTCAATGACGCTTCTGACAGTGTTGAGATCTACAGCAGCCATTAGCTTCTCCGTTTAATACGTTCATACTGCTGGCTGATCCATGGCTCAAGCTCTTTGCCGATCAGATCAGGAAAACCGGGCCTAGTCCCAGGGCTTTGGCGAGTCCTGAACTGTCCTTTCCATGATGGCGGCAGGTTTGTGCCGTAGCAAACCGGCTCAGCATATTCCGTGGTGTTGGTTATTCTCCCAATGTAGGGTTTTGACACATCGGTTTGCCAAGCCCCTTTCAGTGTGCCTCCAGTAGGGCGCTTCAGCAGTGCTTTTTTAAGAGGAACTGTTTTCCCGTTCACCTTGAAGAACATGGGCATGCCTGCCAGTTCTTCTTCAGAATAATTGTCCAGAGAAAAAACGGGCGTTTCCTCTATGACTTGCTTTGTCCATTTAAACGTCGCGAGTTTAACAAGATCCTGAATCTGCCCGTCCATATGACTGGCGATGCGATCTAACCGGATCTCTCTCTGGCGTGTCATAGTTATGCCCTCAACACCAACTCGTAGGTGATCGCCTCATTGTCTTGCTCAATCGTGTTGACGCTAATGATTTGATGGACAACGCTACTGATCACAGCCCGATCTTTTGTCTCGGGGGCTGATGGCAACTCCTTAGCGGCGACCGTCAAGCGCTTGTCACCAGCTTGGATCAGTTCGTTAACCTCGCGAACGCCTACATTCTCGAGAACTCCACGAGTCTCTGTATCGCTGACGGTTTCGCCGACAACGCCAGTGGTCGCGTTGTAAGAGCCTGCCGAGACGTAGCGGATGATCACTTCACCGCCAAACTTGGTGATAACCTTGTCGGCGACTTTTTGCAGCGAGCTAGCAAGACCCATCAGATTTTATAAGCCACGCAAGCACCACTGGCCAGAGTGATGCTCGTAAAGACTCCATAGATTGTCGAGTCAGCCGGGAAAGTCTCGCCAGCCAATGCGTTGCCCGTGTAGTTATCCGCAGTGATTGCGGTGATTTCAGTCGATTCTTTGAAGTAGATCGCACTGAAACGGCCTGTATGGGCAGCCGTGTCAGAGACAAATTCAGCCCCAATCCCAAAGTCCATGCCCATGATTAGCTCCGTTTGATAGCAATGTTACCCGGCCCACTAATTCTAAGTCCAGTCAAGTAACGTTCAACCATTGGCGGGATACGATCAGCACCCACTGCTCCAAACTTGTCAGGCGTGATGCTAAGGCTGCCAATTGAAACGCTCTTGTAATCCTCAAGACCGCTTAGGCCAATGCCATCAACGTTGTTCTTTAAGTACACCGCCAGTTCAACCTGAGCCCGCTGGATCTGATCAGGGATCTCTGTGTCGGTGAAGTAATCGTCAGAAATGCGAAACGGAAAGCCCGTTGAGTAGGTATTGACGTACGTGTCAGGCTTACGGACTCCAGTGCGCGGCCACTGCATTGCCTGCGTATCTGTTGCCCGTGCACCTAGAAATCTTTCGCGATCAAGTCGCTGCGCTGCTGTGACAAGAGCACGGTTGCGCGTGTCAGCGGTGCCTGTGGTCCACTTAGCAACATCGGCACTTTCGACCATGCCTTCAACTAAAGCATCAGCTTCCGCCAGCGTTAGATAACTGTTTGCGCTTGCGCTGCCTGCCGTCGCTGTGATCGTTACTGCCATCTGCCTTTACGGTTGATTTCTTGATTGCGGGCTTTTTAGAAGAGGAGGCCGCCGCCGTAACAGCAGCCTCACGTTCTTTTGCTCGCCGGAAAGCGAACAAACCCATCAGGAGCTAGCGCCCTTCAGAGCCACAAAGCTGAGGACGATTGCCTCAGACAATGAACCTGCGGACAGGTTTGCAACTGTGATCTTGAAAGTACCAGCAGCAATGTTGGTTGCTTGTGCCAAATAAGCACCAGCAGTTCCAGCAGAACTGTGATTAACAACGACCACATCAGCTGCGGCGATTTCGCTGTTAGTAACCTCAAAGGTCACCTCAACGCCTGCGCCTAAAGCAGCGTCATGCAAGGTGATTTGACCTGAAGCAGTGTTCAGTGTCACACCTGTTGCTTTGCTGGTGGCCTGAGTGACAGTGCCGCCAGTTGTTGGGCCGATAAGTTTGCCCGCTGTTGCCTCAAAAATGGACGCCATGGTTAGTTACCTCGATCAATCCATATTGGAAACGTTGGTTGCCCGCACGATTCCAATGTTTTTTAGTTCGTAGACTTTCGACCAGTTGCCTACTACTTCAAGTTGGGTCCGGGTTGGGTTCGCAGTGGTGACGCCCCACTTAGTGCCAATCGGGTGATAGACATAGTGAAGGTCGATCGACATTGCGTCCGACTTAGCTAAGATGTCTCTGTCCACCTCAGTCTGAAGTCCGAGCTGTTCGCCAGATCCAATCGCGCCCTGGGTGAAGAAGTACGTGCTGTACTCAGTAGCACCAGCCACGCCAACTGTTGGCACGTCATCACTAACGATTACGCGAAGGCCCATGAAGGTTGGGACCGTTGGGCTGCCGAAGGACTCAGCAATCGAACCACCGGAAGCAGTTGCACCACCACCACTGATATCAGTCGCAAGGACGAAATCAACGGCGCGACGCTCAACGAGATCGTAGTAGACTTTTGAGTGCATACATACGGCTGCCAGCTTGTCTCCTTGGTCGCCCAGGAGCGCACGAGCTTGAGCAACGTGACGGGGGCTGAGCACGGTTGGCGTATCAGCGGCAGCAGAGTCGATGCAAAGGCTAAACAACGCCGAAGCATTGGTATTTGCATTGATGCTGCCGAAAACACCAGACAAGCAAGAAAGAAGATCTTTCTGACGCTGATTAGAGATGTAGTCAGCGATCTTGGCGCCGATGGCGGCCATTGGGTCAGAACCAGCTGCAAGAGCAGCGAGGTCACGAGACTCAAAAGCGCGGCCACGATGCAGGACCACGCCAACTTGCTTGTCAGCTGTGATTTTGCCTGGAGTCAGTGAAGAGCTATCAGTAAGAACTTCAAAATCACCAGCAAGGTTTGCTTTGTAGAAAGGTACGTTGATGAAATCTCCACCACCCTCTGCTGCATTTAGCTCCGCCATTGGCTGCACCACACCGCTAGCCAAAAAGGCATCACGCTGAGTTGTTTGCTCAATGACGTAAGGCGTAAATACCTCAGGGATGATGATGTCACTCCTAAGAGTTGCCATCTGTCAAAAAAGAGAATGTTTACGGTGTGGGCGTAGCCCAATTGGCTCTGCGTAGCTTTGCCATTAACTCACATACTAGCGGTTAGCTGCTGCTTTCAACCTGTCATATAGGTCGCGATCAGTTTTGAATAGACGCGACTGCTCCGTCAGATTGAATGATTCGGCTATAAATGGATTCTTAATCCCAGCCACTGACTCTCCAGAAGTGCGGCCAGCAGGTGCTCCACTGCCTTGAGGCTTGGGCTGTTTCTGCATCCACGCGGGCAAAGTCTTGGCCCACTCATTGACGGGCGTGCGCTGATAGCCGTCAACTACGACGACTGTGCCATCTGACTCACGCTCGATTTGATCACTGGTGAGTTTAGTCTTCAGTATTAAGTCCGGATCATGAACAACGTCAGCCAAAGCGCTGATCGCAGGTGCAATCAGTTCAAGCTCTCTCACGCGGGCTTCTAGCTCAGAGATGCGCTTGTCTTTTTCAGCTGTCGCCTCACGGAATTGCAGCTCCAAAGCTTGACGGGCTTCTCCATACTTGCCCTGCTGCTCTAGGTCTGCTTGAACCGCTTTTTGCTTGAAGTCCAGTAATTCTTGAACGTCAACGCCATCGGGGATGGTTTTGTAGGCCTTTAGCTTTCCAATCAGCTCGTGGTTTTTGCGCTCTAGCCCTTCAACACTGCTTTTCAGTGAATCGAGTTCGGCGTTGTTTTGAAGCTCAGAAGGCGTAGCCTCCTGAATTTGCTCTTCAGACATGAATTACCCGTAGGGCTAATTACTTTACTACTTTACTTTTTCTTGCTCCCCTTCTTCTTGCCCATTGGCTTTTGAGGTTTTTTAGGGCCGTAGTGCTTCCCTGGCATCAGTCTTGCTCCTTAGCTGCCGTTTTCTTGTCGATTTTACTCTTGGCGGGCTTCTTAGAGGAGCTTGCCTCTGGTGCTGCCTTTCCCTGAACCGCAAGTTTGAATTTACTGTGCAGATTTGACATTGGGATAACGACGGCGTAACTGATCCAAGGTTAACTCTGACCCGTCTGCAGAAACGAATTTCCTGATCGCTTGAGTTGGGCCATACTTCTCAACCAGACTTTCAAAATACGGAACTTTTGAAGCGCCCAACACGTCATCCTTTACAGCCTTGGGTTGAAGCTCAAGCCATTGGCCATAGGTTTGGGTGTCTGGGACAGTGCCGCCCCTTACACCTCTTGATGGGCCAAGGGTAGTGCCTGGACGTCTTTGCGAATTTGATGGTGGCGGATCAAAGCCCAAGCCTTCATAATCAACAATCGGCACAGTCGTTGATCTACAATTGAAGTGTTGCGGCGGAACTGGTCCTTCGCCATAAAAGAATTCTTGGCCATCTAGCGACCGGCAAATAGCCGAAGTTCTGCTATCCAACGTGGCCACATACTTGTATTTCTTGGTCACGTCTTGATTGGCTTCGTAGACTTGCTGGCTTGAAGCATTGGCTACCTGGTTGATGCTTGTACGGACCAAAGCATTGACTTGATGATTAGCGACGGCTGTCAATTCACCGCCAGCTTGAGCTAATTGTCTTACAGACAAGGGGCCAAGATCTCCAAACTGCAAACGACCCTTTAAGCGACGCGCCAGTTTGTCCGTTGATTCGCCGGTCAGCAAGCCATTCCGAACAGTCTTGGCAAAAAGGTCAGCCTGAGATTCAGCCAAGCCCCGAAACGATTTGTTCAGCACTTTGCCGTTAGGTAGCGTGATGACAGAGCCTTGCGTTGCCGTTAGCTGAAACCTTGCAGGTGCTCCAGTTACCGCAGCTTGGAGGTCGTCACTTAGCGCAACAACGTTTAAGGCCGTTGGGTCAATAGTTGCTACCGCTTGGGCAAACTGCGGGCTGATCTGCACGCTTCTGATCTGATTCGCTAGTTCAGCTGGTAATGCCTTGGCCAACTCACTGGTTACAAATTCGCTTTGCAGTACAGCTAGCCCTTGTAGCTCTTCAACAGCAAACAACGTGCTGGTTTCTGCCCAGCTATCAAGTGACCCTTTCAGTTGCGCGAGAATGGCCCGAAGCCGTGCAGCTTTGACAGGCGCTGCAAGCTCATCAATCCCACGTAGCTGATTAACAGCATCCAGAATAAGATCGTTGTATGTAATGGCAATTCGCTTTGCCACACTGTTGCTAAAGCGGTTGAGATCGATGGCATTTCGATACAGCTCCGCTGGCGTTGTCATGATTGCTTGATCCCTACGGCCTCGGGAGGTGCGCCGCAAATGATCGAGACATCTGCGCCACCTCTTAGAGCTTCCCCCACAAGCTGACCAAACTCAGGAATAGCGTCTTCATCGTCTTCTCTTAACTGTGATTCAACCACTCCGATTGGCATTCCCTTTTCATGCCAAGTTACGCGGATGACAGCAAACAAGTCACCCTCTAGTGGTGTCTGCGCGTAGTAGAGAACCTGATGCCTTGATTCAGGCTCGGGCTCTGGCTGCCTCTGTGCGGGTCTGTTCCAAAACATCAGTCAGGGATTTCAGGTTGATCTTCGGACTCGGCTGATTCTTCAGGCACTGCCGGACTAACCGGTGATGTTGGCTGATTCATCTCAATCAAGCCGCCAGCCTGTGTAGCTTCCAGCTCTTCTTCAACGTCGAATTCATCACCCAAGACCTCTCCAGCTTCTAATTGATTTAACAGCGTCTCTTGAGTAATGGTGCCTGCCGTGTAGAGCTGTAACAGTGATTGAATCTCTGCTGGCTCCAGACGCGCAGCCAAGAAATCACGATTGACGAAGCTGCTGCCAGCTTGTGGCTCTTGCAGATATTCCGCATGAAACCGCAGGCAGTTGTCGATCATGTCCTGCATTTGCTGGGCGATGACCATCATTGTGGAATCGCCCTGACTGCGGTCAATACGCTTGGCCTCAGCTGTTTCTGCCGATAGCTTTTGACCCAGAACAGCGGCAAGGCCTAGCTCGTTGATCTGCATCGCGATCTGCTCAAGCCGTTGGAATTGTGCGTCGTAGCTTCTACCGCTTGGCTCGATATATTCAGCGCGGCCTTCGGCTGGGAATGCAATCGCTTCCCCAGGTCCGGCACTTACCTCTTCCGAAGATTGCGGGAACCCGTAGAACGCAAGTAGGGGAACGGCACTCAGGTGCAGCTGATTGTCAAGATCAGACTGGACTTGATATGCCTTGAGGTTTAGCTCTGCAATGTCGGCCATTGGTGGCCGCGACTCCATCACGTTGACGCGGTTGGAATAAGCAACGGAGAACGGGATCTCATCAAGGCTGGTTATGCCTTCATCAATGACGCGAAAATCACCTTTGTCATCTTTCTGATGAATCTCAAATGCGCCTGGAGTTAAGACGCGAACTTGCTCAACTTCTTTTTCGCCGTAGTCACCATCGGGAACCAGGATTTTTTCCATCAAGCGGAGCTGAGTCAGTCTCTGTTCTCCGTCGACTAATTCCTGCCTGAACCCGAGGATGTCCCGAGGCGTATAAATTGCCCAATAGGGCCGCCCGTTGGATCCGGCTTGAGGAGCGTCAACAAGAACACCAACATGACCATACCTGATACACTTTCTGGCCGTGTCATAAGTCCAGACATTGAGGTCATTGCCCTGGAGGTCAACATCAAAAAGCTGCTCTGTGATCAGATCGCTTACGTCTGTTAACCTGACGGGCTTACGGGTCAGCATTCCTGCCAACATCCGCTCAAGCCTGACGAAGAAAGGACTGAGGGTTGAACGAGAGAGCCTATTATCGTAAGACTCGTCCATCTCCCTCGGTTCTTGCGGCAGATATTTTCGGTGCTTCTTTCTAATGCCGTAGGTGCCCTGCAAAAGCGCCTCTATCAACACCCAATGCGGCTCCTGGTTTACCCAGGCAATGTTTGGATCGTTGACACGAATAACGCTGCCAACCCGCTGCCTGCCGCCCGTTAAACCTGAATACATGCTAAAACCCCACCCAATGCCCCAATATTAATCGAAGAGACTATGTGCCACCACGTAATGACCCTTTGCGCAACCGGCTTCGGCGCTCACGTTCTAGCTCCTTGATCTGCATGCGGCCAACATTTGATTTTTGTTTGCCCCCATAGTCAAACCGTGATGCATTGCTTGCACGTGCGCTGCCATATTTCCTAAGTGTTCCTTTGCTGATCTGTTTCTGTTCGAATCTTCGGTTAAACCCTTCTTGACGCTGGCCACTCTTTTTATCCGCTCGTGCGAATGTCATGCGGTCTTTTAGAGGTGCACTCTTGATAGAAGCAGCAGCAAGATTCGATTTTTGAAGCGTGCCTTCTGCCCGTTCTTTTGCTCGTGTGCGGCTGCGCTTATTCTGCGTGGCCTGGGCACTACGTACTTTTGTCGGTGCTTTTCCAGCGCTCCCACCCCCACCAGTGCCAGAGAATCGACCGCGACTGTCGCGGCGGTATCTGCGTAACTTAGCCATGGCTATTTACCTCTACGAGGTGCATTGACATTGCTCATCTGCCCCGATGGTAGCGGGAACTTGCGATCTAAGGATTCGTATGCTTTGGCTCGCAGCCTGTTTCTCCTTGTTGCAGCCGCTGTAAAATTCTTGCCCGTTTTTAGCCATGCCTTTCGATTGGCAGCAGTTGGATTGGACTTGTTGGTTTGAAAGGCCTTACTCATCTTGGCCCCTGCAGCATCAAAGCGCCGGTCTGCAGAGCGGGTGACACGGTTGACGATTTTGGTGCGACGCTCCGAAGTCAATTTGTTCACAGTATCGTGCCTTCGAGCGCTGGCCACCATTGACCGATCAGAGCCTTTGTACGCTTTCAGGCTGCCGCCTGTGCTAGCAAAACGACCGTTTGAATCTCTCACATATCGACGAGCCATGATTATTTGCCTCCACGGCGTGCACCCTTCCGGGCAAAGCTTTGGCGTTCTTTCTCCATTCTACGCTGTTTGACTTTGCTCTTGTTGGCATCCTTTTTGAACATAGATGCAGCCCGCCCGACATATTTCGTCTCGGCTGAATTGCTTGTTCGCCGTCGCACGGTTGTGGCTGAACTACGGCCAGCCCTTGATGACATCTGCCCTCCTGCTTTCTCACCACCTTTGAGGGTCTTGACCATTGCAGCATCTGATCTCGCTGATTTGCCCGAGGCGCTGGCCTTCCTTCCGGACTTAAACGCTCCGCTGGTTTTGCCCCCTCCGCCAGAGAAACGACCTATTTTGTCGCGGGTGTATCGACGGGCCATAGTGCTGAATTAAATCATCAGTACAGTCTAATGCCTGTACCTCGGCCAGCACGTGCGTAGAGAGGATTAAACTCGCGCCACACCAGGTATCCCAGGCCGTCATTCATGTGGTCATATCCGGAGTCTTTATCCGGATCGCCTTTTTCCGTGTAGGACTGAAGCTCTAGGCATTCAATCGTGCGCTTGCAGTTGGCTGCAATCTGCAGCCTTATTTCTCCTTTCCCATTCTCCAACAAAGCCTGAAGAGCAGCCACCCGATCACGGATGGGAGGATTTGACCTAGGCGATTGATTGGTGAATCCGTATCCCTCCAGGATCTGTATGTCAGTCTGGCTGGCATTCGTGCTGCGGTTACCGCCTGATGCATCTGGGTAGGCATAAATGCGACGGTCGGGAAAACGTCTTCGTATTTCTTGAGCCAATGCATCCGTGTCATGCGCACCTGCCACCTCGTCGATGACTAACAATTGATTGCCAAGGCGCACAGCGATAATGGCAGACATGTTTTGGATGTTGAAATCAACCCCCACGCGTAGAGGCTCGTCTTCAACATTGGGGATTTCTGCAATAACGTGTTTCGCTCGGTCGAAGCGATCGTAGACCTGCCCTGTGGCAAGATTGACAAATTGCCCATCAAGGTAGGCCTTGATCAATCTTTCCGGGTAATTAGCCAAAAGAGAATCAATGAAGCCATCCGGCAAGTAAGGGTTGTCAGCAGTGCGAGCACGGATTAAACGTTTATCCGGTGCCGGGTTGCGCTCAAACGTTTCCCACGCCCAGCCAAAACCTTCTGGTGTGGTCGCTATGTAGAACTGCTGCATGTTACCTGATCTCAATCGAGCCAATGCCATGCGGGACGCCTGCTCTGCCGTGCGCTTATTGGTGGTGTCACACTCGTCAAATCCTACGGCACAAAGGTTCTGTCCTCGAATTCGGTTCCATGTCTCCATAGTTCTGAGCAGGATAGTGTGATCACCTTCTTTGAATCTGAGCACATATTCTGGCAAAGGTGACACTCTGAAGGTATAGGGCAGACCGATCGCTTCGAGCATGTCGTCCATAGATCGGACTAAGATGTCCCGTAGCATTGGGGCAACCGGCTCGAATAGAGCCGACACAAAACCAACATTTGAAGCCGCAATATTGATAGCCTTGGCACAGAGACCATATGTCTTGCCAGCACCAAATCCTGAGACAAGGCCCAGAATCCTGTGTTCTTGGTCTTCACAGAATGCAGCTTGATGTGGCAGGAGTGTGGAATTGAGGCGATCCAGCACTTCGCTAGCCGACATACCACCGCATTCCGAATTAGCCAGAATTAAGCCTTTGGGGGCTGCGTCTAAAATGCTCGGCATTTGACAGAATATCCCATCCCAGGTTAGCTTGTGCGTCAAGGCTAATGACCATTGACCGAAATCAGCAATTTTGTAAAGACTGCGGCGAGATATCCACTGCTGACCCAGACACAAGAAATTGAGCTAGGGCGACGGATCCAAGCCTGGTTGCAGCATCCGGACCCACCCCCCGCAATAATCCGATCAGGCCGCAGGGCTCGAGATCAGTTTGTGTGCAGCAATTTGCGCCTCGTCATATCAGTTGCCAAGAGATACTCGTCAAGGCTGAAGAGCACTAGCCTCACTTTTCAAGATCTGCTCCAAGAAGGAACTTTGGGTTTGCAACGCGCAGCTGAAAAATACGATCCTGAATGCGGATACAAGATGTCAACTTATGCGTACTGGTGGATCAGGCAAGCAATATCCCGCAGCCTTGACATGAAGTCGTTGATGATACACATTCCCTGCGAAGCAAAACGCAAACTTCGGGCCTATGCGAAAGCATCTCAGGAAGGCGGCAGTCAAGCAGCAATACTCGAAAGAGCCGATCTTAAGCAACGCGATCTAGAGACCATCCAACAAGCAGCCATGTGCCGGAATGTTGGCGCATTAGACGATTTGGACATGCACGCTCAATGCTGACATATTGACGTTTTGTGAAATTGCATGTTATGATATGAATATAGAGGGCAACGAGCCCTCCTTCTTCACACCATGCCCCGCACTTATACAGAGCAAGCACTCCACATCGTAGATAGCCTTCGGAAGATTGCAAAGCGTGACCACACCGTTTGCCGCAGCCGTGGATTCTCATTCCATGAAAACGGACATATCTACTTGGACGAAGACCGGATCGGGCATGCTGCAGCAGTGCAAAGCTTGGCTGCAGTAATGGAGAAAGAAGAACTGGCGATAGAAGAAGCCAAAAAACCCACTACAACCGCCAAAAAGAGCAAAACCAAAGGGCCAATGACTTGGGACAGCCTGAATGAAAATACCAAAGCGTATTTTTTCCAGTTAGCCGCTATCATCGGCGATGATGTAGACGTCATAGTAAAAATCGGTCTCAAAAATGCGCCTAGACTGAGCAATCTTAAGAGAGTGGGCTTAATTGCCAAGACGAAAAACAGTTACCACCAAGGACTAGAGATTACAGAAGCAGGCCGGGTGCTTCGCGATGCCTGACGTTCGCTGGTCCACTTCGCCACAAATCAACGTGGAGGCCGCCAGGCAGGCGGCCAAAAAATCCAAGGATGGCCGCGGCCTAACGGCTCTTGAGCGTGCCTTTTATGAATCCTACAACAAGAAGCCCAGGAAATGACCTGAGTGTTAAGCATTGACGAAATGCGCTATTCCGTGATATAGTAGAATCAAGGAGGCAAAGAGCTTCCACTGAACGGATCGAATGACAAGCACCGAACTCCGCGCCAAGCTTGAAGCCAATCTTGCTGATATGGCTCAAATTTTGAAAGATTTCGATTCAATGCCCAAGGGCTCGATCGATGAAGAAGACGACTGCGACATCCTGGGTCTGCTTACCGATCTGGAATGCCTCAGCAGAGGCAACATCGATGAACAAATGCATGACGTAATTTACGAATCATTTGCCAATAGCCCACAAGTTACACAGATTTCATGAAATAATTGGCAAGGAGTGATATCTCATGCTACAATAAAATCAAGGAGGCAGAGAGCTTCCACCGAGCAAATCAAATGACAACCGCAACCCACACGCTCACAGACGGCCTCAACAATTTCATTTTTGAAGTATCCACCGACATTTGCTTGATCAAGTTTGTCAACTGCTTCGGTGCTATCACCGAGACTATGGAATTCACAGTAGAAGAAGGCCGCAAGCAATGGAAGCTTGCTCTTGCTTGTGGCAACAAGCGTGGCTACAGCCTGCCCCGTCGTCCTGAGCCTTCGCTGTTTGCTATTAAGAAGGGTGAAAAGCCCCTACACGCAGCTTGATCATCCAGGCCTTCGGGGCTCTAGGCCCTGCCTGGCCCTAGATGCGTCCTCCTCGGCTTCCCAGAGCCTGCGGAGGACAGCCTCTTTTCCCTCTACTAGGTGCATGCTGCTCACCCAGGCACGCTTGGTCTTATATGTGACCCAGATGCCCTCTTCTTCTTGCATCATGCGAAGATTCCTGTGAGTTTGGCCAGTGTGTTGATGGCACTAAGTGCCACCCCGTGGTTGTCTGATTCAAAGGCTGCACGCTGAACCGCCTTAGTCGACTCGATCAGCTCAGCCAGCATCGCAGTTCTGTCTACACCCTCACAGCCTTCCACCAAGACAAGCGCGGCAGCGTGGACCTTGCCCATGCCGCTGCTGAAAGATATGCCTTCATCCTTGGCGATCTCAGTGCCAATCTGAACGCGGCTATACCCTGCCCTGAGCTTGGAAAGAATAATGCTTTGGTCCATGCCACGATTTTAGCCAATAAATAGTTGTACCGCCCGTACCCGGTTCTTTCTCGCGTGTGGTCTACGGTTTTTTTTTATAATTAACCTTAAAAAAAAGAGGGTGGTACATACCGGTACGCAACAGGGAACGGGGCTTTCATGCGGTGCAGCATAGGTACAGACCCAACACCCAACCCCGGTTAGATTCATGAGTCTCGGTCTAAGATCTGCCAGTCAGTCTCAGATAACCCCCTGTCCCATACGGTACACTGACACCAGAACCTATACGAACCACGCCTCCGGCGTTCCTTCCAACCAATCTGAAGCAATGACGATTTGATGTGCTTGTCTGCTATCGCAGCAGGCACAAGCTCCCACTTCATGACTCTACTTTTTAGGGTCGATTTCCTCACAAAACCACGGCTGAATTCATTGCGGAGCAGCTTCTGCAGCGGCTCAACGAGAATCGACTCCTGACTGTATTCGAGATTGTTCTCAGCGCTTTCTTCTTCCAGAGCATCGGACAAATAGGGCAGTTCGCCACGCTGCCAGAGCAGCGCAGCTGTGCGCCAAATCGCATCGCGCTGACGAATCAGACTGTCGCGGTCGAGCTTCTTACGCATTGGAATGACCCAATATCTGCGCTCACCTGTGCTGTCGTTCAAAAAATCGTCGCGATTGCAGCTACCAACCAGGATCGATGGACGCCTAAATTTCTCAGTTACGCGGCCAAACGGCGGCCTAAAAATGTCAGTCTGCGTAGTTGCAAAATTCTTTAATTTGGCAGACTGCTTGACCGATGTGATGCCGTCAATCTCGCCGAGCTCAATGCCCCACGAGTCGTGAAGGCCGATATAAGAATCTTTGTCTCCAAGCTCTGCACAAAAGACTTTGAACCAATCGCCGAACAGCAGATTCCAGAAGGTGGTCTTGCCCAGTCCCTGTCCACCATGCAATACACATATGTAGTCCATCTTGCAGCCAGGGTCCATAGCCCGCTGCACTGCGCCAATTAGGCAGCGTTTAAGCATCTCACCATACAGAGTGCCCTCAGCACCCAGGAATTCCCAAGCCAGCATGTCGCACTCGACGGTACCAATCGAATGATCCTCCAGGAGCCCAGTCAGGTAATCTTGAACCGGATGATACGCATGACGAGAGGCACCAGCGATCAAAGCCTCGGACAGCATCTGATCAGACAGCTTGTAGCCGCGATTTTGGATCATGCAAAGCAGTTCAACCCTGTTGACATCGCGCAGAGGTTCTCCGTCTAGCTCCACCTTGTACCCAAGCTGATTGAAAGCAAGACGATCGCCCAGATAGTTCACAAGCAGCGCAGACAGGGCACCAGAATCAAGCTGCATCTTGCGACCCTTAGGGTCGTGCTGATCAGGCAAGAGCTCAGCTATGCCCTCCATCTTCGTAAGAACCCGACCTGAGGCAGGAGCTGCACCAGCACGAGAGACGCTATTGCGACGGTGAGATTGGACATTAAAGGCCCAGCGATCCTCAAACCCAGCGGTAACCTGTCGCCCCTCGCGGGCGCTACGCAGTGTGGCATCAATCTCGCTACGGGTAAAGCCGGACTTGTCGGTTTTAGCGAGTGCAGTCTGTATGAGCTCATCCGCGGTGCTAATAATGCGGACATCGACAGACTGGCGGCGCAAAGCCTCATCCTCAGCCGCATAAGCATCTGCCGCTAATTTGAACAGGTTGTCATTGCGGCCACCCTCACCACCACAACCGCCATCTACAAGCTTGCTGTGCTCACGCGTCAGCAACGACTGCAGATCGATCTCACGGACGACTTGAGTTACAGCAGCTAAATCACGGCGTCTGGGCAGGAACTCAATCCAGGCCTCCGGCAGCTGAGCCACAGACTTGGGGGTGCCATCCCAGGTGTAGTAAGCGCCGCTGGGATGCTCACCAGCTGCAATAAACTGCTGTGATCGCCAAAAGACTTCTAGGTTACCTTTTTTCCATTTACCAGCATCTATGGGTAAGCGGGCAGACTGCTCGTCGCTCACACAATAGATATGTTTTTGCCTAGTGCTGTCATTGCTACGTCCAATAACCCAGGTGGGCAATAGCGGTAGTCCATGCGCCTGGCAGAAATCAAACGCATCAGTTCCGTCCAAATCGATGCAGACATACTTGGCCTTAGCCGTATTGATGCCAACAGACCTGACCTTATCGCCCATCTTGGCAATTTGTTGCGCTGTGTAGCCTTTCTGCTGCCAGGCTTTTTCGAGTGGAGCTTTATCTGGGCCACAAGGCACCAGGCATTCGCCTGGCATCTGCAGCAGCATCTCGGTTTTCCAGTTCATGTTAGACTTAGTTCAGAAGCGACGATGTCGAGGTCGTCGTGGACAAAGAGAGTAGGGGATCTTGAGGCCTGGATAGAACCAGGCCTTTTTCATGTCCATGTCGAGTGTAGCATGGACAGGCGGTTCCGATGTTGTACCAGGCGGAACGCCTAGGTACGCAGAATGTCAAGCGCTTCATCAACCGAAGTCACGACGCCAGAAATACCGCCCAAATCACGAATGCGATTGAGAAAGGCAAGCTGATCTGGTCGTGGTTTTTCACCAGCTAGCTTTACTTCAAGCGCCACAAAAATGCCTTTGCCAGCGCGGCATTGAATGCCAATTAAGTCTGCAGACCCAGGTGGTAAGCCTGCAGTTACGAAAGCTCCATCCGCTGTCTTGAACGTGCCCACACTGTTCCTAAAAATCACGCAGTTTGGCACATTCTCCGAGATCGCAAGTCGGATCTCGTTCTGTAGCCTGGTCTCCTTTTGTACGGCCAATCATGGAAGGTTGATCAAATTGCATCTTAGCCCGTCCTGATGCTTCTGGCATCCCAAACGGCAATAGCACGCTTGCCCAAGCTCACAGTGATGTGATCTGATCGGCGTGAAATGACCTTGCCTCTCTCCATGCCGCCGCCCATTTGGATCCTGACGGCATCTCCATTTCGGATGCCGTCAAAATTACCAGGATCTTTTAGCCAACGATCTATGCTTGGCATGCCAACATCCATTGTTCCGTCATGCACTCCATCGTGGAAGCGTGGCGTTCAGCTATCTTCCAACTACGCATTTTGGCAAATTCCCTCCATGCCACAATCTGCCGATGATAGATTCGGGCTTTTTCGAGGCATTCACTGGCA